TCTACTATCTTTAAGAGTGCTTGTTGGACGCCCTCTCCGCTCACGTCACGTGTTATAGAGACGTTTTCACTCTTACGTGCTACTTTGTCTATCTCATCGATAAAGATAATGCCACGTTCTGCTTTCTCTACATCATTGTCTGCTTTTTGAAGTAATACACTTAACATGCTCTCTACATCGTCACCTACGTAACCTGCCTCAGTCAATGTAGTAGCATCAGCAACAATAAACGGAACATCTAAGTATTTGGCAACTGACTTTGCTAGTAATGTTTTACCGCAACCAGTTGGACCAAGTAATAGAACATTACCTTTATGTATGTCTAAACCTACTGGGGGTGGATTGAAGACTCGTTTATAGTGATTAGAGATCGCTACTGATAGTATTTGTTTAGCAGAGTTTTGTCCCACAACCCATTTATCCAAATGTCTCATTACAGCATGTGGTTCTATAGCCTTATTGACAACATTATCAACTTTAGCCGGTATTTTTTCTTCTTCTATAAGAGTTTGACAGAGGATTACGCAGTCTGAACAAATAGATACCTCATCTCCGACAATTAACTTATCGACTGATTCTTTTGACTTACTGCAAAAAGAGCAACTATCAGTTGTTCTATCTTTACTCATTTACTTTACTTCCTTTTAGTCTGAGCAAAATCTAACAGGCTCTATGTTTATTTGCGATGCGTTTTCTAATATCTTTGGGTCTTTTAATTGAATCTTTATCTTGTTAACTTGGATGTATTCTCCACTAAACATAGTTCCCCAATTGTTAAGATTCATGTATAATTCACCCATACCAAGCCTTCGTTGTCCAGCATCACGTTTTATACATCTATTTATTAAGACTTCATTACTTAAAGAATTAATAGTCATTACTACAAACATGTTTTCAAATGTCTGATGAATTTTTCTTCTAATTTTAGTATCTGTAATATAATAATGATGATTCCCCATAGGTCCAAATCTATAAAAGCCAGTACCCCATGGTGCCTCGCCATCATCGGTTAAATTCATCAGTTCTTCTAAAGCATTTAAATAATCTTGGTTCCAAGAATGCTGGTAAGTAATAGATAGATAAAACTCTCTTGCTCCGTTCTCGTGTATTTTGTAATCAATAATTTTAGTATTGATTGACTGTTGCGGGTGATACTTAAGAGTGTTATCAAATAACGCATCTAACTCTTCTAGTTGTTTAAAGTAAGATTCTATTTGAAGTTTAGCATTGTGGCCATCAAAGTTTGATGTTCCTTCAGTTTGACTGAGAATAAAGTTTTTTAATTTACTTGAGGCGACTGTGATATCAAGTTTGACAAACTGTAACTCACCTAAAGGATAATGCTCTAAGACTTCTTCCTTAACGATGTAACCTGCACTATAAGTTAAGACTTGATTAGTTATTAATTTACGATCAACAACTGCTTTTTCAGAATCAACAATAACACCAACAACAGTTTCTATTGCTAAGACTCGTGCTTTTTGTTTTGCTTCTTCTAATGTGAAACCTTCTCCAGTTACTACGATTGCGTATACTGGAGAAGATATGAGTAGGAGTAAGAGAAGGATGCTTCTCATATGATAACTCCTGTTTTAGTTAAAGTAGTTAGAGATTTCGTTTTGAATTTTTTCTGAAACATCTTTGTTCCAGACACCAGTTACTTGAAGTAATTGATCATCTGCTTTGTCGTACTCATATCCCAACCCTCTAATGATAAGTTGTGCTTGAGATTTAATCATTACTTGAATGTCTCTCTTAGAGGTGTTAGAGTTTGATGTAACTGCAAAGTTCATATTAGGATTAGGATCTCTCGGAGCAGTTGCATCTCTGCTTTGCATTCCGATAACTGCTGGAATATCAGGTCTAGTTCCTGCGTTTTGTCCAGTCCCAGCGATTGGGTTTCTATAAGTATCATCTTGCACTTCGTTGCTCGTACCAAAGATGTTAGTTATTGTTTGAGTTTCAGTTGTGCCTTCAATGAACATAGCAAGTCTTGCCTTGACCATTTCCTCACCAACTACTTGGGCGTTGCTGGCGTTCATATTTGTTCCACCACCTGTAGGAACTGTAACTATGATCTCTATACCTTTAAGAGTTCTTTCGTCACATCTTAGTCCTAATGAAGGGAACCAATCTCTATCGATACATTCCCAGTTGACTTTGATACCATCGTCTTCAAAAAATGTTGAAAACTCTTGGCTATTGATGCTCTTTCTTTGTTGAACATCTACTGAGTCAGCCTTGCTACCAAACATAGAACAACCTGTAGTTGTCAATGCTAGTAAACCAATCACTGCTAGTTTGTTTGTTAAATTATTCATATACTGTTACCCTCCTAACTTGGGTGTTTATTTAAATTACCGTTATTATACTGAAAATTACGAGAAGAAGCAATGTATTTGGGTAAAAAATTTACCCTTTATTGTCAGTTAGATAAATTTCAATCTGTTGACGTTCAGAATCAGATAGTAAATCAACATCATATTCACCTGTTTGTATTTTAGAGACTAAATGCTTGATGTATTCCTCATCGTATAGGTAAGTATCAGATATTTCTTTTTGTAATTCTATCCAATTATTGCCTTCAAATTTATAAACACGGTTTGCCATTTGATCAACCCTAACAAAGATATCACCTTTAATTGCTTGTGGTGGAAACATTGTGCCAAACTTAGTGCTACTTGCCCTTTTAGAATCTATGTTTAAGAATAGTTCTGGGTGTAGTGATTTCAACGCATCCTTGTGAATTGATCTACCTTCAAGGTCTAGCATATAGTCACCTTCTGGTTCTGACTTAGCAATCTTTTCAACAGTGACACCATCTGTCTCTATCTCAGTTGCTATGATTGGTGGCTTAGGTTTTATTACTTCATCTATTACTTCAGGTTCTGCATCAAAGTCCATTTCTAATTGTTTTTCTACAGGCTCGGATACAGGCTCAATCACCTGATCTTGTTCCGCCGAGGCTTTGCCTTCTAGTATTTTTTGACTTTCTTCCCAATCATTTACTGCTTTCTTAGCCAGTTCGATTCTAGTTTGTAATGATGTAAAGTCTAATTCAGGTCTAGCAAAATGTTCAACTGCTTCCTCTAATTCTTGGTTAATCAGACTTTCTTTAAAAGGCTCAGGCTTTTTTAATGTTGGTTCTCCTTCAGGGAACTTTTCTTTTCTGCGTTGTTCAAATGTGTACTGACTTGCAATCAGCAATAGAACTGCTAGTGGGTCAAATACAAAGATGATGACCATGATTAACCAAGATACTGCTGTCTCTAATAGACTCGCATCAGCATCTTCGGTACCAGTAAAGAACTCAGCAATGTACCTAATAGGACCTACTTCACTCTCAACTAATCTAACTGCTTGTTCAGACTCAAATTTCTCGTCTTTAAGTCCATCGATTGTATTATAGATACCATCTATCTGAAGGTTCCATTCGTCAATCTGAGAAAGGTCATCGTCTTGTGATGATGTAGACTGATTTCTTAAACGATTAATTTCTGCATTGGCACTGTTGATTGTATTTTCTGCTTGTAGTCTATAACTATCGATGTTTGATTGTTGGTTATCGATATCTTCATCAATGCTATCACGTTGTGGCTTTTGTTGTTGGTATAAGACTTCTGCTTGAGCAACATAGTCAATAGTTTCTGTCTCTGCCCTTCTAAATGTACCGCCGGCATCTGTTTCAATGACTTCAACACCTTTGTTTCTTAATTCGTTTACTGCTGAGTCTAATGTTGCTAGTTGGTCTCTAAGTCTATCTATTTGACCTTGTGCATAATCAATATCATCTTGTACTCTATCCCATGCACCGTCTCTGATTGTTTCTTGTTGTGTAATAGAACTGGTTACATCAAACCTTGTACCAGACGATATGCCTGTAATACGATCTTCAAGTATTTCAATTCTGTTTTCTTCTCTAGCAATCTGTCCATCGATTCTCGTTACAGTTGCAATGGCTTCAGTAGCATTACCCGATGCAGTATCATGGGCTTTAGATAAGAATCCAAAGATACCAATTGATGTGATAAGCATTAAGACAACAACGGCTATACTTAAATATGCTTTTAGCCACCAGGTAGCGATTTGCCAATATCTGTGTAACCAAACTGCTGTAACAAGTTTGCTAACTTCTAGTACGCCGCCCATAATAATAATTGGAATAACAGCCGCCGAGAAGATTGCGGCTAAACCTGAAACCGAATAAAAAATTGCTACTCCACTAATAGTGAGTGCTGTAAATAAAGTTAGATAGGCTAAAAACATACCGTAATTGGTTTCCTTTTTGTTGTCGTAATAGTATTTAGCATGTTTCATGGGCTAAAATACGATTATTCTTGCTTGCCGGACATCAACGGAAATAGATGGCCGTACGCTCCGAGAAAGTCATTGTAAGACATTGTTAATCGTCTAGGGATACCAGGTCCCTGTTGAATCTCGTAGGTAACAAAAGGAGTGATTCCTTCTATGCCTGCTCCTTCTATTAGTCTGTCTCTGAGTTTGATTTCAAAGACCATAATAGAATCACCATCTGGAAAGGTGTGTTTAGAACCTACCAATCCATCTGGGATATTGGGCAGATTACTCATCCGCCCAATCCTTAAACGCTTCTTTAGCGTCCTTGATATTTTTTACAAACTCTGGGTCAGTAGAGATTGGTTCTGCTTCTTTAGCATCTTCAATAGCATCTGATTCGTCATGTTGAGTTGGGTGGTAAATTGGCTCTAAGTCATCTTGTAGTTTTTCTGATTCAGTCCTCTTATCAACCTTTGCAACCGTTGCCTCATCGTTAGGTGTACTTGGCTCTGTTTCTATCACTTCTTGTTTATATGTGACATCATATCCACCTTTGCGATCAGTCCACCAATCATCCTTATCTAACCAGTCCCAATCCATACTGAAAAAACTATCAGGATATGTTTCATATCCATAATCTTCTAAGTCTCCGCCATCCATTTCACCAGAGACTAACTTGTCAAAGATTGCTTGGCATCCTTCTTCTGTTTCTCCGTGTTCTAAGAACAAGTCTCTAATATACTGAAGGTCGATCTCAATACCATATTGTCTTTCGACTTGATGCCACTCACTTTTTATACAACGTACAACCTTAGCCATATTAGAATCCTGATGTCCAGTGAACATATGCGTCTTTACAGTCGTATTCTAAACAACAACATTGTCCGTTATCGCTATCTATAAAGTCACCGTCACCTGGCTGTGCTGGTAGCACGTCTGCCAATGTCATAATGTCTTCAACCAATTCTTTATCTATTACCATATTTTTCTCCTAAATTAAAGTATAACTTATTATACTCTTTCTTGTCCTATAAGTCAAGCCTTTTTAATGCTTCGACTTCTTCTATTAATAGTTGTCCTTGAAAGTAGCATTCACACTCGCTAGAGTCCCAACCGTTATCTAATAGATAACACACACCTTCGTCTTGGACTTCCTCTTGAAATTCTTCTAAGGCTTCACCAGTTTTAGATTTGTATCCTGACCAGTCCCACTCGACCCAACAACCATCCCACGATGAATCCATTTCGGATTCTTCAAAATCATTCATACACAATTCATCATCAAATTCGTCAGTCATTGCTTCGACTAACCATTCAACTTCATGTTCCTCTTGCGGAGTTACTGTCCAAGTACCACTTCTCCAACCAGTTTCAACTTTAATTACATCGCCGGTATCACCGTCATCATCTTTAAAGTACTCAAATTCGACATACTTTTTTTTGTACTTGTTAGTTATGCTATATTTTTTTCCTATTTCAATTTTCATATTTTAATTCCTTACTTGTCATCTCTGAATCTTACGAATCTTGGGAATCGTAGACTATATGTGCCATCTTGGTTTTGACTAATGACATCACAAAGTATTTCAGCAGTCTGACCAATCACTTCGTCTTTTGCTTCCCAGTATGAATCTCTGTCGCTGTCAGAAAAGCCAGAACCAACATTTACTTTTATAAATTTGCCATCGTCTGTGCCTTCACAAACTAATGCCCCTAATCTGCCCTCATTTCTGCCTGTCCCTTCTTCAAGTTCTACAACTTCTAAGTCAACAGTAATAGTAGGCTTCCATTTCATCCAGAAGAGATTACGTTTACACTCGTAAGGTGCTTCTAAATCTTTGATCATAATGCCTTCAAAATCAGCATTGACCATGTCGTTAGCATATCTCTTAAGTTCTTTGTTGCCTTCTTCTGTGTCTAAATCAACAATGATATGAGACATAGTTTCTAACGAACTAAGATCAGTAAAGAGAGGTGCTAAGTTATTCATTGCTGTAACACGTTTTCTGAATTGTGCGTTACAATGTCCACGTTGAAAGTCTGCTAATGGCATAACATCGAATACATGAAATACTGTATCATCTGATTTAGCATTAGTTTTTTTACGTGCTTGTTTCATTAACTCGTTAAATGATGCTCCAACAACTTCACCATCAAACACAAATCCATTTCTGCAATTGCCAATATCACTACCTAATAATGTAATGATTTTTCTTACATTAGCAGTTACTTGGTCTTCAATGTGTGTGAAGTTTTCAAAGATTTTTCCGTTACGACTGTAACATGTTGCGACTGGCTCAGGGTGATCATACATACCTGGCTCAAACGATACTACCATCAGAACTCTAACGCCATCTAATTTAGGCTCAAGTCTCTTGGTGCCTGACATTTCAGGTCTGCCTTCTGAGTTAGTAGCAAGTTGACATTTAAAGACTGGTACTTCGTAGTCAGTCTTCTTACAAACTTTGTTGATTGTAGCAACTGAAAAGCCTGCACGTAAATCTCTGCGAATGACTGGAGCACAAAAGTTATTCCATTCATCACTAGAAAATTGTAGAGACATCTTTGCTACTGCATCAATGGCCGCATTACCTGTTAACTTGCGTTCTTTAAGTTCTTCTAGCAGAGCAATAAACTCATTCCAAGGATTGGCATATTCTCTATCTGATTCCTGATTGTCTGGGATTTTTCTGACACCAAAGGTGACGTAAGGATTGTAACACATGCCAGCAAGTTTTAAAAACGTATCTGCATTATCACTGCCTAATGTGGCTGCCTCTAATGCTTGTGTTAAAACATCTTGTTTGTGAAGTTTTGAATTGCTTTCGTTTAATTTATGTATCCAACTTGCACTCATATGTGTCTCCTAAATATACTACTATTATATAGCCTATTGCCCATGATGTCAAGCCTTTGGAGTATAATTTTGTATCCAAAGTATAGCCGATTCTGCCCAAACTTGAGCCGTTAAAAATGACTGCGTGATAGTATCAGAAACGCCTTGAGGTCCTACCAATACATATGTACATACTAGATACCCTAGAATAAACCCAATTATTAAATTTTTCATTATTTTACCTCTACTTGTTGAACTCTATTAAGTTGAGTAACCATTCCATTCTCGTCTGAACGGTGACTCTTAACTGTGCCTCGAATATCTAAACTATCGCCAATTTTAGGATTAATTTTAGATGATCCAAAAAACACTACTTCCTCATTCTCGGTAACTGCTGTTATAAAATAGCAATTCCATTTATGAGAAAGAAAACTTTTTAATACAGTAACTTTAAGGTCAACTCTATCTTTGATTTTACCAACCATTTTGTCTGTTGTTGCTTGGGCAACTGTTTGATCTTGGACCTTACGAACATTCGATCTGATATAAGCAGAGGGCAGACTAGCGATAATAGCAATATCTAATTTGCTATCAAGCAGGTCTCTGTCTGCAATAGCCATTGCAGTCTTATCAAACTCACTCACATAATCATCAGTCAATAACTTAAAGGTCATTGCTTGATAATGCTGACGTACTTTGACGCCTTCGTTTTTATCAGCAACAGTTAAATGCTTTGAACCTTCCTCTAAAAGACGATACATGATTTCACGGTTAGTTTCTTTTTTAGACCCTTCAGGAACAAATTTAATGTACTCTTTGTTTAGACGTTGAGCCTTACATGCTACTGCCCAAACATCATTTGCTGAGTAAGTCATAGTATTTTTTGCTGATTTTCTGGCAAACATTCCTTATGCACTCCAATATGATTCTGAAAGAGTTGACATGTAGTGAGGAGTATTGATTCCCTCAGTTACAGTGATTTTTTTACCAGTACCTGGGCAGATGCCAGTCTTAGTAATCATTGGTTCGACATAATCTTCAACAGCAACAATCGTATAAGATGATGCAAATTGCTTATGAGTAAGACCAAATTGTGCTTCAGTAGCATCTCTATATGCATTATGCATATTAGCCATGTACTCTTTTTGACCATTTGCTACGCATTCAGCAACTTGATCGTATGCTTTTTGGTAGTACTTAACAGTTCTAGTGATACCTGCTTTAGCGGCACCTACTGTTTTATACTGAGTAGAAGCATAACTTCTTTTGTTAGGCTCTCTGTGAACTGATTGATCTGTGTTGTCGATGATTAAGTACATAATTTGTTTCCCTGTCTGTGTCATAATATAAGTATATTATACTGCCTTTCTTACCCAAAGTCAAGCCTTTTTTCACATTTTTTTACGAAAACCATACATTTATTGACATTCTTGTGCCTCGTGTGACCTTTTTCACATGGTGAGGGTACATAAAATTCGATGGAAACACTACTGCTTCTCCTGCCTTCAGTTTCACTTGATAATCGTCAAGTAAGATCAACTCGCCACCTTCATAATCATCATTTAACATGACAATGGATGTCAGTATAGGGTGTTCATTATCATGGGAATGATCATCATGCTTCTTCATTCCTACCCCTTCTTTATATCGATTGATACGTAAAGACTTGACTCCTGAGACTAAGTTGCTAGGTCTATTATCAATCTGAGGACCCATTTGAAGGCTATACTTTCCTATAGATTTAATCAGTTCATGTGTAATCATAGATTCTAGCAAAACATCTGTATCACAATACTCTACGCCCTCAGAGAATCTTGGATTATCTTTTTCTAGCCTATTTCTTTTCTCTGTGTCCTTCTGATCAACAGTAAAGTTTCTATAGGAATTATGCCATTGATGCTCATGCCATGGCAATTTATTAGTTGTTGTTATGATCTTTTGACACCACTCAGGAGTAAGTGTTTGATACACCTTAATGTAGTCTGTAAGATTCATTCCTTGCTTAGTCATAAATTGGCTCGTATTGTTCAAACAATCCTGTGTACCAGTATTTAAGTATTTTTTCTGCAGGTTTGCCTCTGATCGATTGTGAGGTACTTGGAAATGCTTCAGTGTGTCCATCATGCATCAATGTATCTGATAACCAATAACCAGTACTAGTTGTAGTCCCAATAAGATCAAACCATGTTTGTCTATCTATTGCCCTCAACACTCCTTCATACCAAAGGGCCTGTGCTGAAAAGTCTGGTTGTACTTCTCGTTGAATACAATCATATATTACATTGTTTAATGTGCCTTGGACACAAAAGCCATCTTCTATCCATCCCCTAGATAAGAATCCCATATGACTTTGTGCAAACAAGTCAAACATGAATTTATGATTGTTTTCTTCATAACTAGTATAGTCACCACAAACATGTCCTTGCCATTGACCATCATAACAATAAAATGCATTGTAAGCCCGTTCTATGTAATCATAGGCTCTGTTATCTATCATATCGACAGTTGTATCTTCAAGTTCATCATCACCAACAAACATTGGAAATCCTAACTTAATAATATCAACATTATCCCATACTCGTCTATCATTCCAAGTTATGCCTTCGCCAATAATTATCTTGCCATTGAATCTACTACGAACACCAGCAACGATTGTGCTTAGACGTTCCATATAGTAATTTCGTAATTCAGTCTCTTCTTCAAATGTTGCTTCCCTATTTAATCCTCGAAAGTCTATCCACATTGCTTGCCAATCAGCGGCTAAGGCATCAATGCCTATAAATTCTGCTCTGTTTGCTTCCCAATATATGTGTTGTTCATGGGCATCCATAATTTTAGTAAGCAATTCCATATCTACTAGAACATTACCACCAGTCATTGGAAATAATAATCGATTCATATAAGTGCCGTTTGCATCAGCCACTTCCATGTTGAACTGCCAACCATAGTGAACTTCCATACCAAACTGTTTTGCTGTCTGAGTAATAAAATCAACTTCTTCGTCAGTGATATGTTTAGTTGAATGAACAACTTCCCATGTTTGTTTGCTATCGTCCCAACGTCCGAAGTTGTAAATTTGAACTGACGTAACTCCATGATCTCGCAGTCTTCTTATTGTTTCTCTGTACATTAAACGTATATACTCAGTTCTAGTACAATTAGCGACCACAGAAGGTTCTTTCGATTTGTAAGTATCATATATCCATCCTAGCCCATAGTCTTTAAGACCAACACCTTTGATGTGATCGTTACCAAAGTAATTCTGTGGTTGTTCATAATCAAAGTCACCTAGATAGTTTTTTTCTATCTTTGCAGTGTGCGGGTTAGTGCATGATCCTTCACTGTCAGTTTCGTTTACAGTTATATCTATAGTCGCAGTTGCCCCTGAGCAATCAATAGAGAAGGTATAAATGCCAATGCCATCTAATGTAACAGATTCACTGCCATTGAGTGATTTAGTACCAGACCATTCGCCTGATGCTGTACATGTAGATGCTTCGGAAGAATTCCAATGCAATGTTGTGCTATCTCCCTTTACGACTTGATTAGAACTTGCAGAAAATGACACTGAGGCTGTAGTATTGTTACCACCATTACCAGAGTTGCCACCCCCTGTTGCAGTGCCACTAATAGCCGCCAACGCAACATCAGTTCCACCGCCGCCACCGCCTCCACAGGCAGTCAGTGCTATTGTCATAATAACTGTATATAATTTATTCATAGCCATAGTTCTCTGTGTGTGTATAAACTATTATACGACCTTTGAACCTGGATGTCAAGCCCAAAGATAACTTTGGGCTATTGAGGGATTGTTACGAAATTGAATTTAGTGAGAAAATTATGATGTATAGAATTGCTGAACCAATAATTGCGAAACCAATGCTTTCACATATTTCTCCGCCATTGCATCCAAATAAACTATCGCCAATACTGCGTATGATTTTCAAGTTTGTTACTCCTGTGTGTGTGCTTCTTTGAGCAGGACCACCCTGCATTTCTATTTATACCAAGTATGACATTATGATACTTTTCGTAACGGACCTTACACTTTTATGTACGTAAAAGTGTCATACTTTGTCATACATTATTTTGTGGCGTCTAAGTATTCTCTTAGGTTGCCATGTAAAGTAATCATCATTGCTGTCTTATGATCATATACTCTAATAAAAGGTTCTCCCTTTGCCCCTCTAACCTTATGAACACCTAAGTAATAAGGACATTTAATCTTTTTAATGATTTCTTGTACAAATGCTTCTGGAGCCATAATTCGTTTTCTATGCATTGTTTTAAGATCCAGTCCTAAATCAAAATCATAGTGTTCAAGTTTTGCTAACTTAAACATGTTTAGTCCTTCATCGTTAAGTCTTAGTCCTTGCCCACCTCGACCAGTTAGCCACCATTTAAAAATGACTTGATCTATTGGCATTGAATGATAAGGCCCTCTTGGTAGAGCATCGAGTACTGCTTCAGTGTATTGTTGTTTATTTTTCGGAGATGTCATCCGGATATACTATTCGTCCGGCATTTAAAAACACTACAGTAAACTTATCAGTTTTAAATTGAGCATTTAATTTACGACAAAGATTCCTTGCATGACCTGGATTAGAAAAACTAGTCTTTTTGTATTTTGGTGCCGCATCACTTGTTAAGTAGTGGGAAGATTTTAAATTGATTGGTTGACCGTCATAGTATACAGCCCAAATGCCAGATGCTTCGATAATCTGATCGCACTTATATGTTTCTTTGTCAACAAATTCCAGGATGACTGATGGTTGGCTCCTACTCATTTGAATGAGCCGCCTTTAACTTGTACTGAAATTGTTTCTTCATTCGTTTTATTCTCGTTATTGAACTCATGTAAATCTGCCAACAAAGTTGCTATATCGTTTCTGAGTCCTCTAGCCTGATCAATAGTCAATACAACAGTATTGTTCTGTGTACTTTCCATAACCGACATTTTATTTATAAAATCCTTAATATGTAACATTAGTTATCATTATACTATATTTATCTGATTTTTTGCTTCATCTTTAGTTTTAAACGGTCCTTTAAAAGGATATCTTTGTATAAAAATGTATTTTGGACAAAAGATAACTTGTTCTATTCCGTTATGTTCAACTACAAAATACCCTGCGGCATGGAAGCATTTACTCTTTTTAGTCTTTGTAAAGACATGCAATCCACGTTTAACATCGAACACTGAATTATAAGTTCTAGCAGTTGTAGGATATTCTGGATAAGGAGTTGTTTCTGGTAGTTCAGTTTTCTCTGGTGTGATAAATTTTATTTTAGTTTTCTTCTGAATATCATCAGTAGTTGCAAATTCAAATACATCATTTTGTAATGTGACGTTAAACGTTCCTATATTATTTGCACAGACATTTCCAACTTTGTTTTTCCCGTCTGTTAAAATCCAAAATTCATCGGTAACTGGCTTTGCGGTTAATTCTACATCTAATATCATTTTATCTCCGTTAATATTGTTATTGTTAGGCATGAATATACCTTCCTTGATATGGGGTGTTCAACCATTTAGCATAACTATCTGCTTGATCACTTATTCTGTTAAGTTCATACTTGCCACAAAATCTCATAAAGTGTACACCAACTTGTGGTATCTCTTTATTACGTTCTAACGCCTCTTTAATGCTATTATCAGTTGCATTTCTGCGTTCAATCGGCTGTGCTGTAAGATCAATCAATGTGCGATTGCGTTCATAATCATCACGTACTCTATGTTCCTCTTCATTGTGATCTACCCAACGTTGTAACATAATGTTATTCCAGTTGAAACCACCTTTGTCTTTGTCAGCATATGCTTCTAACAAACCTGTCTTATTCTTAGTACCCTTCTTACGTACACCTGGATATGCACTGAACACGTTATCACTAGTATCACCACGCATACACTTCTCAAACAATAGATACTGAGGATCTTCTAATGTCTTGTGCTCCTGAGTCTTTTTATCAATGACTGGTCTGCCTTTATCATCAAAAAAGCCATCGATTGTTATTAGATTTTTAGCAACACCATTATACATGTGAACTGATTCAGATAGTAATTGATAATAGTCTGTATCAGTTGAAAGAATGATGTGTTCATCATCAGGATGCAATGCAATGAAACGTGCTATGCAATCATCAGCCTCTGCATTCGGATCACGTAAGACTGTTACATTAGTTTTCTCTAATAAAAATTCAATCAATGTTTCGTATGTCTCCCAGAACATTTGACTTTCTTCGACTTCTGCTTCTGTCATAGATTGTTCTTTAACTTTACGATTTGCCTTGTAAGGCTTGTAAAAGTCTTTACGCCATGAATGACCTTCTAAACAAAAGACTACATGATCAACGCCATAATTGCGGACTGCTTGATTAACTGACCCTAGAGTCAGATGTAAAGCCATGCCTATCTTTTCCCATGTATTAGCATTATAGGATGCTACATGCTTGGCACGAAAGAACGTGTTCATTGTGTCTATCAAAGCGTATTTCATATACCAGTACTCTTATTTATCATAATATTCGTATATTATACGCAATAAACTAGCAGAAAGCAAGCCTTTATGGGTAAAAAGGGTAAATTAATCTTGGGGTGGTGGAGGAGTAGGTGGTATATATGCTTGTACACCAGAGTCTTTTGTAGGTTCAACAAACCCTTCTGCTTGTGCAACTTCTTGGTTATTAAAGAACTTATGCATTTCTTCTATTAGAAATTTCCTAGCCTCAGGATTAGATAAATCCATTCTGCGTTCATTAATAAGTGTAGTTTGATGAGACTTCCAAGCATCGAGTGCTTTTTGTGAAACAGTCTCCATCAAATCTCTGCCTGCTTGTCCTGGCAGAGGCGGAAATGACATCGCTGGTAACTCTTCTTGGTACTTTTTACAAAAGACTACAGTTTCCATTAACTAATCTCCGACCTACCGTCACCTAAATCTTTACTTTGAACAACTCTCATATCTGCACCAGTGATAGGATCAACGTCTTTTCTATTATGTGGGTCTGCTTGTTCTTGTTCCCATGTTTCTAATACTACATTACGACATACTGTTTTAAACCAACGATCAACAATTTGTTCGTCAGTATCATTGTCACTATCTTTGTATCCTTGCTTGATAAGATTTAACAGAAACTTATCATTCCAATCAAGTTCAAAAGCACCATTGTTAATATCTTCTGGGTCTACATCTACTTTAAGTATATCAACCCAAGGTTCACCGGCCCTTGTTGCTATCTCTTTATCTGATAGTTTAGGTGCAGATTTTTTCTTTGTTGTCTTAGGTTCAGGCTTTTTCTTGCCAAACATACCTTTTATTTTATCAAACATATAGTTCCTCACTGTCTATGTATTTAGAGACGTTATCTTTACCCGATATATTTTTCATAAATCCTGGAGTCTCTCTCGCAGTCCATTTAGCAAAGTCTTTTTTGTATACTCTGTAGTAATTCTGATAGGCGTCAATGGCATCATGTGTTTTGACATCATCTGGCATGGCTTGGGGAGGATCAACAAAGTCTGCACTTGCTATATTGTTGGGTAAATGCTGTAAGATATCCTTGAGTTTTTCTTCTGTTAAGTGTGTTTTGCCATACCTATGAGTATACTCATTGCATAACGCAACGAACATATCATATACAAATTGATAGTGTGAATCACTAGATCGAATCCAAATATTTGAAGGATGATTGATATGTGATGCCTTGTAGAGAACATTCTCCATGTTACTGTCATTGAGACGCCAACGTTTGATACGTCTATTGTTGGCTGTTCTATCCTCATATAAGTCGCCATCTAATACTCTGTGAGCAGTAGACATCAACTGGGCATACTCAATAATCATTTTGACTACATGTTTGTCACAGTGCAGTTCTGCTGATTTAACTGGGTCAGTATCTAAATAAAATATGTTCATAACTTTCTAAAACCTTTTAATAACAATGATAAATACATTAGCATACTACTCTTAAAGCGGACAATTAAATGAATGATATACGTAACATATTAGATATACTAACAGAAGCAGAGGCTGAAGTCAAGCCTATTTTACCCGAAGGTAATCCAAGTGCTGATGTATCAGACTTAACTAAAGCCAATACTAAGTTTGCTAATAAAGGAACTGACACATGGAACAGTGTCATTCAAGGTTGGGACGTTTCAACACTCCCTGAGTTCGTAAAAGATGAAGGTTTTACTCCCACTTACATAGATTTAAATAAAAAAGAGTCAGAAGAAGAAGAGTTAAACGAATATGATTCTACTGTTCGTTATACAACTAAGTGTCCCAAATGCTTAGGAGACGGTATGAAATTTGGAAAAGAAAGAACGTCTCCTATCCAATTATGTGATGAATGTTTAGGTTGGGGAAAATTAGGAGATGGCGAGCCATATTATGGTCCTAATGTCAACCCAGCCAAAGAAGATGAAATTGAAGAGTTAAATTCAAAAATAAGATTGAATCGCCAAGAATTTGAGCCTGGTCAAAAAGAATTTGATTTTGAGCAAATCGATGAAGTACTAGATGCGCCTACTAAGAAACTAGATAGAAAAGATTTATCAGATTACTTAGATAGAATTATCAATCAAAAGAAAAAGAAAACTGACAAATACAAAAAGCCGTACATACATAGATCAACTGTAAAAAGAATGGTAAAAGGGCAAGAACTATTAGCATCAGATAAACAAGTTCCTATCGTTAATCAGAACGGTGAAACTTATGACTTAGAAGCATTGGCGGCAGATATTACTGTACGTCCAACTAAATTATTAAAACAAAATGCAAAAATGCAACATACTGAAGGTCCTTATAAGGGCCAAACTGAGATATATTTTGATCTCGGACTACCTGCATTAAACGGTTTAGGTTACAATGAAGAAAAGAGAGAATTCGTAGAAATTAATACATGTCCAGGTGCAGGTGAATGTAAAACATTCTGTTATGCACTTAAAGGTGGATATGTACAATGGGAAAATGTAGCAATTAGTCAAACAAGACGTTTAAACTACTTATATAACGATCCAGTAGGTTTCTTTGAGCAATTAAACACAGAGATTGATATAGAAGCAAACAAACTATTAAAGTCAAAACAAGGTGAGACAGTCGTTATGGGTCTGCGTTGGCATGATGCTGGAGATTTCTTCTCAGAAGATTACTTGGAAGCGGCATATAAAGTAGCAATGATGCATCCTGATGTTAGATTCTATGCTTATACTAAAATGGCTTCAGTATCAAACGATTTACAAAATAGACCAGCTAACTTTATTATTAACTTCTCAGCAGGAGCATCTAAAGGACAAGAAAGAAAAATTGACTTCGGTACAACTAAGTCTGCTATGGTTGTCAAAAAAGAAATGTTCAACGATCTTCTTAAAAAAGACGGAAACAAATTAGCCAAAGATCCTGATGGTGCATGGCAGTTTAAAGATGATGAATCATTTGAAACTTTTAAAGAAAGACTAATGCTTAAATATCCAGGAATCAAACCTGATACATTGATTACATACAAAGAATTAATGCAGAAACCATTACCTGGTGCTTTTGGTCAACGAAATATGGTTACTCCAAAATGGAATGTCATAGTAATGTCAGGTGAAGGAGATGCGGCGGCTAATAGACCCGACGTGCTAGGCTCTTACTTATTAGAACATTAATATGAGTGGACCTATTCATTTCACTCCAGGACATCAACAACCTAGAGTTAGCAAAGAAGAATGGATCGAACTACAACAGCAATGTTCGTTGCTTACTGATGTTTGTAGTGAAATGGCTAGACGTTGGCGACTAGCAGGCGAACCTCTCAACAAAACATATCCCAATTGGCCACAAACAGGTACTCCAGATCCGTATGGCGGTTCTTTTTCATGGACAGCAGAAAATCTCTGTAACAGTGATATATTAACACAAAATCCCCTAAAGTTTGAAGACTACATTTTTCCTAATGGTTCGGCTGAAACAATGATATGGTCCTCTTATAGATATGGACCTGGCTTGGATAACATTCATGTAGAGCCTGCAACATTCATTACTAAGGTAAGAGGAAAACCACACGTTGCCTATGTCGCATTTAGAGGAACTCAGACTAAAGCAAACGGCGGACTTGACTTGCAATATGATCAATCACCTAATCCAATGGATGTACTCGGCGGTACTGTAATGAAAGGTTTTGAAAAATACTTTGCAGGATGCGGAATTAAAGCAGACGGAACAAGACCAGCAGACTCTGCTAGTGTAACAGTTCCAGGTAAAACATTATATCAATCTTTAAAAGATATATCATATAAACATGGCGGAACAGTAAAGGATTTAATCGTTACTGGGCATAGCATGGGTTCGACTACAGCACAATTAACAGGTGCATTAGCATGTAAAGAAGGTTGGTTTGAAAGAGTTATTGTATCTTGTAGTGCTAGTCCAAGATTTGGCACTGCTGGATTTAAGACTTGGTATGATCAGTTAAAAAGTGAAAAACCTCATCACATGCTTAATGATTATACATGGAGATTTACGAACAGAAACGATTTTGTTCCTAAAGTACCAGGCGCCCCGTATACTGAAATGGGTACTGAAGTTTGGTTTGAAGAAAAGAACGGCAATGAACACAATCCTTGCTGTACATATTCATATGCAATTAATAACCCTGATCAAACACACAATCCAAATATCGATACTTGTGTATTCCCGACTCCTGAAATACCACCCGAGCCGCTTAGTTAGTCTTCGTATAGATGAGGCTTTTGACTTATACGAAAGTTGATACGTTCTAATACAATCTCATCATCTTTATCTGATGACTTCCAATCTCCATACCATTCTTTATCAAACCCATCAAATGCTTTGATACGAGTTCTGTCTGGACTGTAACCTCGTCTTTCCATTTCATCTGCAAGTTTATTAAATCGTTTAATTAAAAACTTTAATTTATTGTAAAAGAATGTCACATGTCCTTTGTTTAATGTAAAGTCTTTTGGAATACCATTATGAATGTCTTCTGCTGATCTTGCTTCTATACTTCTACGCAAGGCGGCTGGTATCATTGTTATCTCTCTGAGTTCTGCTACTAGATGCATACGTTTAAGATTTTTCGGATCTAAATCAGAATTGATTCTAGTTATGTTTACACCTTAAGAATACTATTTGATGGTGCTTCTATTACTAATGCAAATGCTTCTACAATTTCTGTGTCAGTTGCTTTTTCTGTAATTCTCATAATTGAAAAATGTTTTGGATTGTGCATCAAACAATATTCGATTACACAGTCTTCTGCCGCTCGTTTAGAGACACTATAAGGTAATTCG